CAGCTGCAGCAATGGTTTGAGCTCGAATGTTTTCCAGCTCAATAGTTTCCTTTGCTTCCTCTTCATAGAAGCGACCTTCAAGGTCCGCTAACTGCCGCTCAAAGTTTTTAGTAGCAGCAGTGGTTACAGCGCCTTTATAGGCGGCTTGTTGCGCTGCGAGCTGCTCTTCGTATTGTCTACGTCGTTCAACGTAGTCAGACTCCCGATACCAAGAGTTAAGTTGTAGCTCGTAGTTACGGTAGTTTTGAGCGCTTTGGTCTGCGTAACGAGTCCAGAACTCTGTCTGAGCTGCAGCGTTAGCCCGTTCGGTTTCTAGCTTTTGATACTTATAGGAAGCAACGGCTCCCAAAGTGCCGAGACCAAACTGGGCAATACTAAGAATTGAGGGCAGATCAAAGATGCTTGATTTAGGTTTTACTGGAGAAGCTTGCGGGATAATAGTTTTTTCTGTTTTAGCCATTAGCCGTACTTCCTCGCAACGTCAAAATACAGACCAGTCCACTCAAGGGCAATGAACTTAGCCTGGTCGATGCTGTCGTTCACTAGCTCCACTGTAACTTGGTCGTTCTTGCTTTGAATATAGGCTCTGAATTTAGCCTCTTCAAATGGCTCCTCTTGGCTGATAACGATGTTTCCGTTAAGAGGATCTCGACGGTCAAACTCATAGGTAACTAGATCTCGATGCTTAGGTGTCACTTCAACAGTGAAGTATCTTGCATCGCTGTAATAAACATCAAGATATCGCAGCTGCAGACGACCAGTACGATTGCCAATAAAAGTGTTTTCGGTCGCTGTTCTGCTGTAAGGCATGAGCTGAGGCGGTCGATAGGTAAACGTAAATTGCTCACCAAAGACCCAAGAGCTGCTTGAAAAATCCCCAAGGCTATCGCAAACGAAACTAGTAACACCAGCCGGAACACTATTAGCCACGATCCAGCGCTTCTGAGATTCTGCTGCATCAGACGAATCAACCTTGATTACGGCGAACTGACTTGTGTTAACAGTACGGTAAGGCAAATTAACTGTAGTCTTATTTGTTGCAGCGTTGTAGCTGAACGTTACAGCACCCAGGTCAGTCGTAATGGAGCTAGAAAGCTGACGATCCAACAGGAACAAATCATTGCTGGATTGAGGAGGTCTAGAAGCGTTAAGACCCTCAAGGTAGTATTCAGTCGTACCAGCGTTGTTGTAGCTAACCAGCTTGTAGAGAGTGCCCTCCACAAAATCACACCAGTGAATACTCTTATTAGGGAACGTCCAACGATGCCAAGCGTTCTGTCTGTTGGTTAGAGAGCCTCCAGAAGCCTCCCAGAAGAACTGATACACATACAAAGCATCGGAGTCGTCACGACTGAGAGCTACCAAATACTGGTCTGTACGGCTGACAGCCAACGAGTCAATGTTTTTAGGGATGTACTTGGGAACAGTTTCTGTGATGACTGCTGTTTGTCCCAAGTTGATACCAACAGTTCGGTCAGTAGTAATGAAGGTATGGAAACCAGTGAAGTCTCCTTCTTTAACAGGGAACAGAACCTGTGGACCCACCTGCTCAGGCTTTACATAGGGCTCCATACTGATGGAGCTAATACGGCCTACAGAGGCTGTTTCAGGAGAGAACGTAACGTTGTCACCAGAGTACAGACGGAACTGGTTCTCGTTTGAGAACAGTACAAGTTCGTCCTGCTGCTGCAACGCATAGTTCAACACAGCAACGTCGTTACTGACAGCTGTGAGGTCAATAGGATCGCTATCTACAACCTGTAGAGCTGACTGCTGCCAGAAGTTGTAATAGGCACCTGCTTCACTCAGGATGACGTTTTCACCACTAACGAATCCAAGACGGTTCTTAAAGAACACAATGTCGTTAATAGCGTTATCTACAAAAGACGGTCCTGGTAATTCATCTGCGTCACCAGCAAGGCGATTAGTCCAACCAGGAAGGTCGATAGAAACAGTACCGTCAGTGTAAGTAGTGCCGCTAAAAGGTTGGAAAGTAAACCGCACAAGACCGCTTGCGTTTCGGTAGTAAGCAAACGCATGAGGCATTGTGTTGTCATCGTACTGACCTCTAGTTCCCCAACCAGCAGATTCCTCCCACACACCTCGAGCAAAGTCACCGTTAGTTGTAGTGTTCTCAGCGTTAAAGGTTAGGTAGTACGAGCTTTGATCTGAAGAACCATCGGGAGCTACAAGGACTGTATAACCCTCCCAAGAGAACGGAGGAAGCTCAACAATACTGGTCACCTGATTGGAGAAACCAGCCATCAAAGTGTTGCCCCGAGCGTCAGCAGCAACAATGCTTTGAATAAACCTGTTGGCGTTGGCGCAGGTAATCAGAATTTGAGAGTCTTGAATTTCAAAGTTGAGTTCATTATGAATATCAACTTGATCAAGACCGTGCCCAATGGTCAAAGTGGTAGAACCATTAGCAGTAGCGTTGACGGCTGTACCAGCTTCGTTGACCAGTGTGAACGTCAGTGCTGTGGTGTCTACAGTACCGATAAAGGTATTAGCAGGGATACCAGTACCAGTAATACGCTCTCCGCCGTGTACCTGTTTAATATCGGTTGTTGTGACACTTGTGATAGTAGAGCTACCAATAGATGTTGAACCTGTAATGGTGTTGGTAAAGCTGACAAGTCTTGCTGCAATGTCAGCAGAACTAACAACGTTTGCGTTTCCAGCAGCGTCAGTAAGAGAAGGGCTTAGGTAGTGACCACTAATCTCATCACCGTTATCAAGAGTGATGTGAACTGAATACTCAGTATCGTAGTCAACCAGCTTGACCCATACCTGAGCACGAGTAGGTCTGAAGTTGCTACTAATGTTACTGATGTTGTAACGAGTTAGCGTTTCTGTAGCGTCGTAACTAACTTCCTTTTGAACGTTTGTAATAAAGACATAATCTTGGAATGACGTAGCCCTAAACCGATCACGAGCCCTGCCAGATCCACGTAGGTACTCAAGATTGGCGGAGGTAATGTTTGAAAAAGACTGCTCAACAGGAACCACCTCAGGAAGAATGCCACTAATAGGCTCGACGTTTGATACACCAGTTACAAAGGTGTAATTAGATTCAACCGTTAGCGTGACTCCAGTTGTCGTAGCAGTTGCGTTTTTGCTAAGAGTGACGCGAGAGCCAGCAGTATCAATATCAACAATGGTGGTATTTGCGGGGATACCAGTACCTGTTACTCCAGCTCCAATAAACAAATCTGTCATAGAGCTTACAGAAGCTACCACTGCAGATCCGTTTGTTATGTTTCCAGTACGAGAAACAGTCCTACTATCGTCTGCTGCAATCAGAATGAAACGCTCTGTGCTGCTTCGGTTGTAAACATAAACCCAAGCTTCGTTCCATTTGATCGGTGCAGTCAGAGTTAGTCCACCAGCGTTCTGAGTCAACGTATCAACTCGTTTAAGCGGCACAGAACCCAAACGCTTTTTAAGACCCTCTACAAGGTCACAAACGCCGTTGTCTAGGACCTTGGCAAAACCAGGAAGAACAAAGCTATCTGCTTGTTGGTTTACACCTTTGTTAAGTGGTCCAATGATTTGGCTAAAAAGTTCTCTAGACATTAGCGGCTCAGGATGTCAGGACCAAAATTAGTAATCACACGACCGCCATACATATCGTCAGGGCCGCTAATGAAGTTATAGTTTTGCGCCATGTCTTCAGTACGTTTCAACGTTTGTAAGGCGCTTTGCTCGTCCTCAGCTGTATAGCTTTCAATACTGGCAGAAGTCACAGCACGATTTGCAAACATCCGTGCCGCACGAATCATTATGTAACGACGACCGGTTTCTGGAATGCTGTCCCAAGGAAGTTCTTCAATAATCTCAGCAACAAGATCACTGGTGTTACCAGTCGTTGCTACACCAATGCTGCTTCTCAGATCGTATGTATTCTTAACGCGATCAAAAAGCCTAAGACCACGAAGAACAAACCTTTGTGAAGGGTAGGTAAGCGGGTTAAACCGGACAGCCAGGGTGTTACCAGGAAGCTGGGATTGACCTGTAGAAGCGTCCAGAGGAATGGAGTCATAAAGCATCGTGTTCCAAGACCAGCCTGCTCCTTGGACCTCACGGCTGACTTCATCCAAGGTACGCTCAGCAAGACTAGCGTCACCAGTTAGTGGTGGATTAAGAGAGTTGATAGGAGCTTCGCCAATAATGGCAAGAAGCGTGTTAACTGCACTGAGTTTACTGGTTGCCATTATCGCAATAAAAAGGGGGAAACATTTCTGCTTCCCCCATTGTATTGGTAATTAACTAGAACCTATTTATCAATAGGGGTTGCCGTCGTGCAGCAGGCTGACGCAGCACTCAGGACGCAGCACACCGTGACCCACGGCATAGCTAGCAACCATCATGGTGCTCTGAGTCATTGCTTTGTACTCAGAACCAGTCATCTGCATCGAAACGTCCTTCAGGGACACAGTACCCACAGCTTCTTTAGTGAAGCAGAGGCCGAAGCAGTTGGCGATGGAGCTGGTGTTACCCTGCTCATCTTGCCAGTAATCGTTGTAGCCAGAAGCAGCCTGACCGTCAGAGCCGTCGCGGCCGTTGACGTAGTTAGGACGCTCACCACGGGTGGTA